GAAGTGAGGCAGGGAATGCTAGCTTTACTAGGATTTTATTTTGGAAGCTCACAAGTTAAATAGGAGATAAAAAATATGGACTACAAACGCAAACCATGCCCAATGGGCAAGAGCAAAGGCAAGGGTAAAAGCAAAAGCAAAAAATACTAGTTATGGCGATGTCAGTAAAACACTATCTTAAAAGTGGCAAAGAGCATAAGGGAGGTATTCACAAGATGACTAACGGCAAACTGCATTCTGGCAAAACTCACACCTCTTCTTCTAAGCCTTTGTTTCATTACGGAGAACTTTCTAAAGCTTCACAAAACAAAGCCAGAAAATCCTGGAACGTATAATGCCAAAGGACGCTTGCTACAAAAAAGTTAAAGCCCGTTACAAGGTATTTCCATCTGCGTACGCAAGTGGGGCTATAGCCAAGTGCCGTAAGGTAGGTGCTGCTAATTGGGGTAAGCGTAAGAAGACAAAGTAATGGCTGTACGGAAGACAAAGGAAGGTGCTAATCTTAAGAGGTGGTTTAGGGAAAAGTGGGTAGATGTACGCACTGGTAAGCCTTGTGGTCGTCGTAAGGGGGAATCTCGTGGCACACCTTATTGTCGTCCCTCTAAGCGTGTAAGTAGCCGTACACCAGTTACAGCAAGCGAGATGACTGCATCACAGAAACGATCAAGGATATCTCAGAAGAAAAGACTAGGGCAACCAGCGGGTAAACCAAGAAGAGTAAAGGCGGTAAAGCGTGGCAGTAAATAAAAAAAACATGAAGTGTAACGTCCCGCGCAGAGAAGTCTCTGGTGGGAAGAAGTTCGTTGTGAAAGCTTGTCAGGGTGGTAAGGAAAAAATTGTACGCTTTGGTGATGCAAACATGAGCATTAAAAAAAGTAACCCAGCACGGAAAAAAAGTTACTGTGCTAGGTCAGGTGGAATCAAGGGTAAAAATAATAAACTGTCTGCAAACTACTGGAGTAGAAGAGCTTGGGATTGTTAAATGGCTAGATACGATACATACGGAGCGCAGGATGATCGACTTGCAGAAGATTTAGATCAAGGATTTTCTGGATTTAATAATAAGTTTAGACCAGATCAATTAACTTCTGGTATTCTTGCTGAGTCCAATAATGGACGAATGGACTTAAACGGAGAGTGGCAACCACGCAAAGGTATGGAAATATTTTCTGCTCCATTTTCTGCTGCGGTTCTTGCTCTTCCATTTAAGCTTTATGACTCGACCAACATAGGTGGTGGAGTTGCCTCCTTTACAAGAAGTAGTTCAACCATCCAAGTTAATTTTAATTCAGCCCACAACATAACAACGAGCACTGGAGTAAATATTAGCGGATTGACGTTTTCTGGAAGCGTTGACCCGAACGGAAATTTTATTGCTACAGTTGTAGACGCAGACACAATAACTTACACGGTTACCGATTTGGCCGAAACGCCAGGTGGAACTATGGTGGTCAAGGGAATGAGACTGCTTGATGCTGATTCAAACTTTATAGAAGCATCTTGTGAATTTTCAGATCCTAATAATGATGCAACATCCTACATTGCTGTCGTCGGAACCAACAAGACAGTATTGGTAAAAACCTCAGACAGTGGGGCAACGACAGTTACTCTTACATATCCTTCTGGAGAAACGGTTCCGAGAGGAAGTAATGTGGTTCAAGCATTTAACAAGTTGTTTATATTCCGCAAGGGAAAGATAGCTTTACAGTGGGATGGAGACATTGGTACTACCACCTTTGCTTTAGTTTCTAACGGAGCCTACACTCAACCTACACCTATAGCAATTACTGATCTTGATTTTGCATCAGGTATAGCAACGGCTACAGTTTCCAGCACAAGTTCTTTGTTGGTTGGAGATGAGCTTACAGTGACTACCGCAGGAAGTTCTGGTTATTCTGTTGGTGACACCGTTCGGGTTAGATCTATAACAAACTCAACAACTTTTACTTTTGTTACGGACAAAGCTGATGCTACAAACAAAAGTGCTACCGTTGAAAAGAAAACATCTATTGGTCTAGGATTTAGTCATATGCCAGCTCCAGAGTTTGGTGTACCACATCAACGTAGGTTAGTTGTTCCGTATCAGTTTGATATAACTGGGTCTTCTGGATCTGCCACAATTACCGATAGAAATATTTTAGATGAAGCTTTGTTTTCAGATATACTAGATCAAAACACGTATGACAGAATTTACGGACAGTTTAGATTTAATGCTGGAGAGTCTGACTTTATTGTAGGTTTTCACTCCTTTTCTGATGACCAGCTAGTAGTTTTTAACAGAAACAGTATTCACACAGTAAAGAACAGCTTGGATCTTGGAAGCAGTGTTTCTCAAGTTATTACTAGCGATATAGGATGTTTGGCCAGAAACAGCATACAGCAGATAGGTAACAAGCTAATGTTCCTATCTGACAACGGAGTGTATGCACTAGACTTTGTTGATTTGTATAATCTTAGAGGACAAGATGTTCCTTTATCCGCATCAATACAAGGAACTATTTCAAGAATAAACAAGGATTATGCAGACAAGGCTGTTTCTGCTTACTTTGATAATAGGTATTACATTGCTGTTCCCTTGGACGGTTCCACCACAAACAACGCCCTTTTAGTTTACAACTTTCTTAATCAACAGTGGGAGTCTTTAGATTCCATAAATGACTCAGATTGGGAGTACACATATTTACTAGCAGGTGGATCTGGTTCTCAAAGAGGTGTTTATGCTATTAACCGAAATGGTGGAGTTCATAAATACGAATCAAGAGTAGATGACATAGATTTGTACGTTGGCGCTATTGGAGCTTCATCAAGCAGTATTTTAGTATCTGCATCTGCGATTACTAGAATGTTTAATGTTAGATCTATAGATCGTAAAAAATGGAACAATTTTGAGCTTCATTTGCAATCTTCAGAAAATAATGTATCTGATGCAAATCTTGAAGCAATCACAGAAAATATTGATGGTATAATAGAGCTTGGAAGTATTTCTTCACTTAATGGGCAGGAACTTGCAATAGACGAAGATGTTTCATTAAGGGGTAGGTTTGGGAATAAAAGAGCTTACGGCTTACAGTTTAAATTAACAACAACAAAAGGAAGACCTAGACTAAGGGCGTTAAAGGTAGCGGGAGCTATTACATTTAGAAATTTACAAAAAGCAGAATAATGGCTATACTAAGTAAAGGTACTACATACTCAGACGGCGATCAAGTAACGTCCACCAATCTCAATGCACTTGTAGATAGCGCAACATTTGCATCTGATGCTGTCGATGACTCAACGACCCAGCTTTCTAGTGGGAAAATAATTGTAAAGGATCTTGGGATTGCTACTGGTAAAATTGCAGCAAGCGCAGTGACCACTGCCAAAATTGCAGGTAGTAACGTAACTACCGCGAAAATTGCTGCTGCCAACATTACCACCTCTCTTATTGCAGACAGTAATGTTACAAAAGCAAAGATAGAAAACTTAGCAAACTACAAGGTTCTTGGTAATGTTTCTGGTGGGGCTGCTGCTCCTGCGGAAGTGGCAATATTGGATGAGGATAATATGTCTTCCAACTCTGCCACGTCTCTTGCTACTCAGCAGAGCATTAAAGCGTATGTTGACACTCAACTAACTGCTGAAGACTTAGACTTTGCTGGAGATAGTGGAACGGGTTCTGTAGACCTGGATGGTCAAACATTTACCATTGCTGGATCTGCTGGATTAGACACCTCAGCAAGCAGTCAAACTCTTACAATAGCTTTAGATTTTAATGAAATTAGTAATGCTGCTATAGCTGATGGGGACTTCATTCCTTTTGTAGATGCTACCGATAGCACGACAAAAAAAGAAGCAATAGCAGACATTGCTACTCTTTTTGCTGGCACAGGATTATCAGCTTCTAGCAGTGTTCTTTCCGTAGATGCTTCTCAGACTCAGATTACTTCTGTTGGAACACTTGGAGCAGGAGCAATATCTTCTGGTTTTGGGAATATAGATATTGGTTCATCTAATCTTACCGCTACAGGATCAGTTAGCTTAGGAGCAACGTCTTTCAACGACAACAACATTACCAATGTCGGTTC